TTATTTTCTCGCAGAGTAATACCTGCGGATGTGAAGAGACTCGACGTGTCTCTGTTACTTCGTGACTAGGCGAGTAGTTGAGGCTTCATCACTTGGTTATTTATAAAGTTTTACAACAATCGGGAATACGGGTTCCCGAAGCGGAGTATCGGAATCGAACCGACGACATCTAACTTGGAAGGATAGCGTTCTACCGCTGAACTAACTCCGCAAGAGTGGTGGGGGATAAACCCCCAGTCACTTCCTTCACACGGACATATGAAGTATAAGACAAGAAGTGTATCTTGTCAAGCCACTCGTCGGACTTGAACCGACGACCTACGGTTTACAAAACCGTTGCTCTATCCAGCTGAGCTAGAGTGGCAACTCCCCCGGCAAGATTCGAACTTGCGACCCATTGATTAACAGTCAACTGCGCTACCGCTGCGCCACAGGGGAATAAGGAAACATAAAGTTTCCAACGACTCAGGAGGGATTCGAACCCCCGACCAACTGCTTAGAAGGCAGATGCTCTATCCTGCTGAGCTACTGAGTCAGAGTGTGAGAGGAGCGGCAGTGCCTTTCCCTCTCAACTCAGATATTATAAGTGATGAGGGATACCTTGTCAACCTCTGAACTGATTGTATCCAGTTCCAGATTGAAACCCAGCGCCAGAATTCCAACCACTAGGTCCTTCATGAAAGTTTTCCGATCCACCTAGGGTTTCTTGCCATGAACCCCAGGACTGAATTGCCTTTTTATACATTAATTGATGAATGTTTTCTGGTTCTTTCTTAAGTTGTGCTGCCTCAATGATCTTCTGTTCTTCTATCTTTTGAGCAACATGCTTTTCATAAGCAATAACCTTTTCGGTTTTCACTGGAGCAGAGAACCAGTTATCAGTGGGAGTTGCTACGGGAGCGGCAACTCCAATATAATTTTCTTTTGGTTTCTCAACCTTTTTAGGTTTCTCTTCAATGAATTCACTCTTGGGAATGAACACCTTTTTCAAATTTTTGAGTACTTTCTTGATCATGCCCAAACAAGTTTCTTAGTATAGTTATAAGCATACTGTTGTCGATATCCTTTGATGCCCCAACCCAACCAGTAATAAGCACCAACCATATATTGATCAACAGTAAAACCACGTCCCTCAAACTCTGGAAGAATCTTTTGGAACTGTGATTCGTTAATCATATAACGAGTCTGCCCTTCAATACTGCTAGGATCGCAACCAAATTTCTTACAGAAGGTTCCCAATCCACGATACCGTTTTTCGGTAGTCCACTGAATAAGACCATAACCACCGCTATAGCAACGATTATAAGGAACTCTAGCGCCACCTTCACAGATATTGGGGTGGAAATTGCTCTCAGACTTAATGTTACCCATGATTGTTGCTAGGGCATTACGGTCTGAGATATTAGTTTTTTTCTGGAGTTCGCGGAGAACATACTTTTCATTGATGTTACAACCAGGACACTTCCATTCTTTCTCTACCACTTCAATTGGAATTGCCTTTCCATGATCTACTTTCACATCTACCATTGCGACTTGTGGTGGTGCTGAGATTTCGCTGATCGATGGATAAGCACAGGCAGCTGGAATAATTCCAAGAAGTGATAAAAATGATAACCTTTTTAGCATTAAATTAATAGAACTCGACATCCGTGTTTTTAACATGTGTTAAGCACGGCTCAGCATCCGCGTAAGGATAGCACCTTATTTAGATTTGGTCAAGCTAAATAATTTTAAGGTTATCTTTTACACACAAAATGAAAAAAGCATTGATTGCTTTTGGAATGTTATTGATGGCAGCGCCCGCACACGCTGATCTTACTCATAAACTCTCATCATCCGTTCAACTGACGGTCAATGCTGCGGCAACCAATGTTCAAAGAGTTGGTAACTCCTACTCCGTATCTGGTAATGGCGTAACTCTTGATATTGGTGGTGGATCACTAGGTTCTGCTGACCTTGCTGTCGGTGGACTCGGCACACTAACTAGTGGTGTTGCTGGTGGATCTCTTCCCACAGCATACCAGACAACAGACGGTGCTTCATTCACCTTCTCAAACTCGTTTACTGCTGGTGACACTATTCAAACTTCTGCTCCTACTGTAGGTGCTGTTGATGCTTATTCTAATCAAACTTCTACTGCTGCTGGTTCTGCTGGGACTCTTGCTGGTACGATTACGTCGGCAGGAGCAGTAACTCTTACTGCTGGTGGTGCTGGTACTTCGGCAACAGGACAATACGTTTCTGAAATCACTGTTAAATAATCATGACTAGATTACAAGAAGCAATCGGTCTGGGATTGGTTCTTGGTGCTCTCCACGGGGCTGCTCAGGCAGTCCCAGTGGTCCCCAACTTCACTCAGGGCTCCATGACCAGTCATACGGAAACTACAAGTACCGTAACCGAGACAATAAATTCAATAGACTATAACACAGGATATCAATATTCAGTAACAGGAAGTGGTATTTCAGCATCAGGAAATCTCTCACCAGGCACAGGTGCTAACAATGTAACTATAGAAGGCGTGACTTCATCATGGACAGGAATCAACAGCAGACCAAACTTCACACAGACAACACCAGGAGCAGCGTTTCAGTTCACAGAAACGTATCAAGGTCCTGGTTTAAGCAATCAAACGATAATTCAAAGAACCACCGAAATAAAATCGGTCACCGACACTACAAGTATCTTTACGCAGTAATTACATTGGGAGCATTTGTTTATGGAAACGGAGTATGGGCAGAGACCGTTGGTGGCGTTAGTGCTACTGCTGCTCCTGTTGCTAATTCCTCTGGCTCAGTCACAAACCAAGCCATCCAAGTCCTTCAAGGTCCTTACATCACTAACACCTACGGCGGTGGAATCCAGTGTCAGGGACCCACTCTAAACATCACACCCTTTGCTACTGCTGCGGGTTCAATGCAGAAACCATATGAACCTTACTATAACGATCCAGTATATGATATGCGGGACTTGAATGAGGATGGGTCTTTAGATAACCCTGGAAACATTCTCTACCACGTTCCTACCAGAACAGGGCAAAAAGATAACTATAATTTGTCTGTAGGCGTCAGTGCTACCTGGAGTATCCCACAAGACAAGAAACTCCAAGATCAGTGTAAGGAAGCAGCTGCTACTCAAATTGCCTTACAGCAGCAACTAACCGCCAATAAGCGTTTGGACTTTGAAATTGCCCGTTTGAAAAACTGTGGTGAGTTGATGAAGGCAGGAATATACTTCCATCCCAGAAGTCAATACGCAAAGATATGTGCTGATGTTATTGTGACTAACCCAGGTGGAGTTATCCCACCACACAGACATTCTATCCCTTCGGTTTCAGTGCCCTCTTCAAAGTCCGTATCGCCTGGCTCCTCTCCCGCTGCTCTTCTCGGCGCTCCGCTACAGAAAGGACGGGAACAGACTTCCCCCTGATAGTAGCAATCTTTTTCATCACTTTCTTCACAGTAGGTTTGATAACTTTTAAAAGAATATCAGCAAGTGGTTTAGCAAGTAGAGCAGAACTAGTAGCAACTACAGCAATACCACCAGTCGTCATAACTGTACCTGGACTGGGAAGTCCAACAATAATTTGAGTAGGTAAAGGGACTTTCTCAGTAAGTTGAATACATTCGTTTCCTACAAGTTTGTATCCAGTTACCTTCTGTCTAAAACCTTCAATGAATGTACCAACAGGTTCTTTAGCATTCTGTGCTTCTGTCGGACAACTAACCTTAGCAGTTGATGCTGGTGTTGAAGGTATCTCTGGTGTCTTAGGAACTTCTGGTGCTTCAGGTGCCTCAACCTTTGGTGGAGGTGTTATTGTTTCGATAGTCATATCCTCTGGAGAATATTCTATCGGGTTAAATGATGGAACAGTACCATCACAATAAGTCTGAGTGCCTTGAGGGTCATCCTCTGCTAATGTCTTACTCTTACCAGCATCAGGATGTGACTCAACACAACCAGGCATATTAACAATAGGTGTCCCAATGTTCTGCGTTACTGGAACTACTGGTGGTATTGCTTGTGGTGGTCTCATCAACCAGTCAGGAATTGGAGCAATGTCCAAGTTCCTGATTTGGATTTCTCTTATCTCAGGCATCAATCATTGTCAGTAAACAAATTCAAGATACCAGAATACAAGTGAAAAAAGAAAACATAAAGGAAAAATTTTCCTTCAGTGTCTCTATTCTTTCTTCTTCTTGATGTAGTCATAATTCCCTTTTCAGTTAATATTATTTAACAGGAATAACACCACCTGTTACTGAAGGAACATTAGTTTGCGACATAACACCACCAGTAGCAGATGGCATAGTAGGCATTGCCGACTTGACCATTCCTGGAAGTGCTTCTGTAACTACTTTAGTTACTTCTTCCGTTGCCTTAACACGAATATCTTCAATCATTGCATCTTTATTGAGGAAGAGATATGCTCCTCCACCAACAACTCCAAGTGATACAAGTCCTGATAGAAGTGCTACCACGTTTACTAGTTTTTGCATTTTATTCTACCAATGTACCGTGTGCTCTGCGAATTTCTTTGAGTTCCTCAAAGTCTTTCTGCTTAGTTCCACCATCATATGCCCAAGCATATCCTTCAGCAATCATTGCTTCGTTGAGAGAGACTTCTGCGTCTCCGATGTAGAGCCATCCCAGGAGTCTACCGTATTTACCAACACCCCCAACAAGCTCAGTGCGGATAACGAGATCATCATCGCCAGAGATAGCACCATTGAGCTTGTCTTCGAGCCAGTGGGTTGCGTCGTAGCCAAGAGCCTTCTCTTCTTCGTCCTTAGTTCGTTTCTCTGGTGTATCGACTCCTGCCACTCTGACCCTTTCTTTCTTATAAAGATCGAAACCCAGATCAATAGTGACATCGATTGTATCGCCATCTACAACTCTATTAATTTCCACTACTCGGAAATTATAGCAGGACTTCCTGCTGGGTGGTGTCATTGCTCCCATTACTTTTTCTTGCCTCCGTTTTTAGCTTTCTTCGCTGTTGCATTGCCTGAGTTCTGCTTCTTGTTGTTCGCAGATCCCGCTGACCCCTTCTTGCCCTTGTTTGGACTCTTGGACATCTTCGTTTAGTTCCTTGAATGATAGGCGTAAGATATATATCACACAATATGCCGTAAATGCGAGTCCACAGCAAAGAAGAATAATTACAGACCAAACAGGATCGTTTATATCATTCATCGCCATTTTTTATAATTTATAGAAGTATCATTCCAGTCATTACCATTAGACCAAGGAGCATAAACACGAACCTCATCAAGACCTTCAATGTCCGATGCTTTTATCTCAGTAATTGGTTCTTGTTTCTCTTCCTCTTCCCACTTCTTCACAATTTCATTCACTTGCTTATCCACGTCGGTCATCTCCATATCGACTTTACCTTGAACCCACATAGTCCATAACCACTCAATAAAACCTAAAGCAAGATGATTAATGGGAAACTTTTGTTTGTTTGCCCACTTCTTGCTTCTGGTGTACCAGTTTTCTTCTCCACCCCAATAATACTTAAACTTGTGTTCCATTAGTCACAGTCTTTCATCATAGTAGCGACTTCACCACCGATTTCAGCACCAGTGTTCCCACTGAACATTGCTACCCATCCCGCAGCCAACCAACCAATATAAGGAATACCACTAAACATTGGGGCAGCAGAAGCACCAATACTAGTTCCAACCAATCTACCTGCATTTTCGCCACCACCTTCCGCCTTGATACACTCTATCTTTTGAGCAGTCAACTTTCCCAACTCACCACCCTGGAGATGTTTTGCTCCGTCCATGGTGTATTGTTCTTGTTTGATAATCTTAGTATCTCCACCGATACCAAAAAATCCATTCTTCTTGAGAATCACTTTATCATCACTCATGACTCGTGGATCATTAGCACGATACTGAATGCGATATCCATCTTTACCAGCTTCTACCTGATAGGCAGTGTAATCTCCAACAGGAAGATTAATAATAGGTAGTTGGTCCTTATTTAAAAGGTGTCCAAGAATGCCCAGGTGAGCAACACCAAAAACGGTCCCCACAGTGAGCGCTGCCCACTTAAATGGAGACCGTTGAGGTTTTACTTGTTGTTGTTTCTTGGTTTTTGTTTCACTAACTGGAGGGGTTTCCATTTTGTTGGAAGCAATGGATTACTATGGTCTTACTTTTGGTTCTACCGTTGATACAACTTCTGGTTCTTTCTTTTCTTCTACTTTTTTAGCAGCAGTTCCATTACCATTTCCACCATTCTTAGCAGGTGAAAGTCCAAAAGCAGCAAGTGATCCAGAGAACACCGATGCAATAAAAGTTGGGTCAAAATCTAAGATTTTTTGTCCGTTAGGAAGTCTAACGTAACTGAATGTGAGTAGAGAGGCAGACCATATAAGCACTACGACTTTCACTAAATTTCCCAAAACTTCACTTCTATCTTCATGATGGTGGTCTTTCTCTTCTACAACTGCTGGTTTTGTATCAGACATTCGTAGAGAGTAAGGCTCTGCTATTTATGGAGTTAATGTTTCAACAGTGATATTTGTATCTTGTATTTGATTATATCTTTTACAAAGTTCTTCGCTTGATGCGTGTTCCCACTTGTGTTTTGTTTCTTTTAACTGTTTTGTGTAATCTTGACCTTCGTTGGTTTGCATCTCCGTAGCAACGATGGTTTTGATTAACACATCTCTTGTTAAATGTGTCATACCTTTTAAATACTTTCCAACAAAAAATTCAACATAATAAGACAAGAAGTATTCACAGAATTTCTCTTGGCTGGTTACCCAAAAATTTTGGATGTTATTATTTATTCAAAGATTGGTTTTACTGGTGGATTGAATTCCTCTCTGTGTGCTTTCATAACGTGCTTAGGGACACCGTAGTATCCCATATGCATCCATACACAGTCAATATAACGAAGGTCTTCACGGTCTGCGTTTAGTGTAGTCATGTCGCAGTATTGAATAATGTCTGGTGGAACTTCAACTTTTTTCCAAGTGATAGGTTCTTCAATGAAAAACGGAATCACTTTAGGAAACCTTCTTCACGCAACCACTTCTCAGTCAAAGGAGTGGGTTTGTAGATCTCCCACATCTTACCAGAAGCACATGCTTTCAGTGCCTCGGCAGTCATACCTTCAGTTTTACCTGCCCACTTTGCTTCTGCTTCCCAGGGCACAGCAGACTTGGGATAAGTTTTCTCTACAATATCACGCCAGATTTGTGGAACCTTTTTCTCTGGGTGAATAATAGCAATCATCGAGTTCTTGATAGAACCAGCCATACAATCTTGAGCAGCGTGCCATCCTTCATGACGCATAACAGTCATAAGAACTGATGGACGATGAACGAACTTCTCATTCAAGAAGAAATTATTACTAACAGTATGATAGACGCCACGATGACCAGGAGGGAAATACTTCTCTGGTCCTAGAAAAACCATAACTCCGATTTCATCAAGGGATAGTAGCATCTGATTAAACTCATCAGCGACAATATCAAAATCAGAATTAGGAAACTCTTTACGAATATCGTCGATACTCTTGATTCGTCGGACATTCTCGGTGCATTCTCGTAACATCATGCAACCCAAAGCATCCATACTATAGAATCCTCTTTTAAGTTTGGATTCATTTGCTAGTACTGGAGTAGCAAGCAAAGTAGACCCAATCAATCCAAGCAATAGTTTTTTCATAATTTTATATGAAGTATTTTTTATATAGTTGAATTGCTTCAGCGTGTTTTCCGCTTTCGTTCAACTGTTTGATTTTCTGTAGAATTTTACGCTTGAAATTAACCGATAGAATCTCCGCCATGATCTTCTCCTATAAATTCGAGAGAATAGATATCATGATCATCAATGTCTGGATTAAGCCACTCACTGAACTCTGACTGAATAGCGTGAGCATCTTCCACACACGCCAACGGATCTTTATAAGGAAGTTCTAGGAGAGTGTGGATTCGATCAACTGCCCAATCATGTGTTTGTCGTAGAGTGTCTTCCAAAGTTACCATAATCTTTTCGCATGTAGCGTCCTAGAATATTACTATTGTAGTACGCGGGCGAACCGTCGTCAAGTGCTTCAATCAATACATTATTTAGGAATAATTGCTTAGTTTCTTCATAATTACATTTTCCTTTTGTATCATGAAGGCTCAATATTTCTCTATTGAAATTCTCTTTGTTATATAATTTTACGTCTTCTTTTAACTCAGGACAAGATCCATAGTATTTTTTCCAATCAGATTCTTGTTTTACTTTTCTTTTCTTTCCTGGAGGTGTTCTAAACGACCAAAAATACTTTCTACCAATGTACGATCGTCCGTTGTACTTATTGGTAATACGGTAAACAAAACCAAAGTACTCCCCAATATCATCAGAGTCAAAAAGTTCCCCATTATATCTCCATGGATTTTCGTAGCTCATACTATAGAATATTATGAGCTATTATTTATCTTCAACCCTAGCAAAGCGATTCTAGACAAAAAAAGGGGACTTGTCAAGCCCCCTGAGTATTATTTGAGTTTTGTATCAGAGACCCTTTGCGTGTCTTGTTTTACCTGCTGAGTCGGTGTAGGTTTCTCTTTCCTTTCTTGGAGTTACATAACCAACTCCAGGAACCGC